ATGTACCTTGTTGTACTCACCCTTAATTTTGTCAGTAATATCAAGCCTTCAAAGGGGCCGTACATATATTAAAAAATACTTGTAAATAGTTGTACTTTGGTTGTAAATAGTTGTACTCCGATAAATTGTTGAATAAATATTGACAATATTCTGATAATTATATTAAAATGATATTGGGTTTTGTTTTGGTTGGTTGGTCATATTCAATCATCTCCTTTCTATAATATTTAGGCAAAAATAACATCATACACAAAAAAATGTGTATGGTGTTATTTTTTTCGTTTTAACAGACTTTTACATTATTTTACTATAACATTACCATAAAATGTTTAAAAATTCAATACGGCTTAAAATTTTAACTATTTTTAAATAATTTTTAATAACTTTTCAATTACTTTCGGACTTTCAATAATATCGTATATTTTACAATCAAGTGCAATGGCAAGATCACACAAACGTTCAAGTGCTGCACCGTCAATGTCACGTTGTCCACATTCCCATTGTTGTATTGTCCGGAGCGGTACCCCGGACAATTTGGATAACTGACTTTGTGACAAACCTTTATTTTTTCGCAATTCCTGTAATTTCATTTTTACACCTCACTTTTTTAATTTATTTTGTAGGCGGTTTTTACACCGCCTGTTTGTATTCTGTACTTATTTCGTACGTTGGTAATGGGTTTGTGTACCCTTCAACATCACGTTCGTAACGGTCTTGACGCTCATAAATTCTAACCCTTGCTTCGGCGTCTAAAAGTTTTGAGTAACTTTCTAAATATACGCCGTTGATGTAAATTTTGTACTTTTTCATTTTTTATTCCTCCTTGACATTTACGCCTTACTATGATATAATGTCAAGCGGTCGGGGTAAGGCTCCCGACACGCCTGTTTTTGGTGTTTGGGTAGTTATCCTTGGTAGGGGGACTACCCTTTTTACTTTCCTATGTAGTTAATACATTCAATGATTTTTTCATCAGTAAATCCGTTACTTCTTAACCATTCGATTAACTTTGTTATTTGCTTGACCGTCAATTCGTTCATTTCCTCACTTCCTTTCGTAAGAGTGTTACCCCTGCCTTACATATATTATTATAACACAATTGTGTTACATTGTCAACACTTTTTTTGAAATTTTTTGAAAATTTTTAAATTTTTTTTAAAATAAAAACGCACGGTACATTTTTATAAATGCACGCGTGCGTTTTTGTGTGTTTTATACGGTGTATTTTTCACCGTTCATAGTATTTTTCACCGTTCATATATAATTTGTTATAATAATCCGCTTTAAAACCGAAATCAAAATCGTTTAAATCGTGGTACCCGGTTGTAAAATATTCCTGCATATTTGCATTGTCAATATTATAATATTTACTGTCCTTTGGTAAACCTTCCGCAACAAGTGTTTGTTTTGGTTTTTCTTCCGTCGGATCATAAAACCATAAACAACCGCCACTGTCCACCATATACAAACGTCTATTATATGTTTTTGACATATTGGTATCAGTTTTTGACATTGATTTTGTATTCCAGTGTTCGCCCCCGCCGTGTGAGTGTATAAATGCGACGCCCTTTTTTACTTCAACGGCATTAAAAACAACGTCTTTGTTGTCGGCTTTACTCATTCTGACGTTATCCCAGTAATAACCGTTGTCGTCCTTATATATTACCCCGCTTAATTCTTTGAATAATGCAATCGACAAACAATTCCAGTGTATTGCCCAGTCGTACGCACACGCGTTAACTGTATCAAAATATTTTTTGCGGTCATATACAACAACTTCCTGTGTATCGTTCAACCATAAAACGTTGTGCCCCATACCTTCAGCAACAAAACGCAACGGTACAAATGTACGACTGTCATTTAAAAATGGTGCAACGTCCATTTCAAAATTAACGCCGTCAACGTTTATATTTTTATTACCGATTTTTAATTTAATCATCGTTTACCACCTCAAGTTTACCGGTATTTTGGAGCATTGTTATAATATCGGTACTTGCTTCAATGATACCTTCGTGTGGATTAAATTTAACAGTGTTAATGGTTCCGTCTGCCAATTCATCATTTAGTCTTTGTAATTCATTTCGCACTTTTGAAATTGTTTTACTTCCTTCGATTGACAAATAATAAAATGTAAACGGTGTTTTTGCAAGTTTTGTTTTTAATTCTTCAAGCGTTGTAATTGTATCGGTTTGAATAAACAATCTTACAATGTTTTCACCCGTTGCAGCACGTACACCGTTGTAAATTGTCCAACCGTTTACAACCGTTTGACTACAACAACTATCCATTTCACCAAACCAATTGGAAAATGCTTTTGTTTCCCGCAATAAACCATACCCGGTTAACATTTTGTTCATTTCCGCATTAGAAAAAACATCTGACGTAGTTGTACAATCCAAATAATATAAATTGTCGCGGTTACTTACTTTAGACCACTTTTCGTTGTCTGCACCCGTCAACGTTATCGAATATACGTTTTTTGTGTATATTGCAGTATTATTTTCTAATTCCAAAACATCAGTATATTCATCGTACCCCGGTAAACTTAACAATTTATTTGTGTTAAGGATATTTGTTTTGTGTACAAGTTGGTTTACATTGTATTTTTCACAATTTATATTGGTTGGTTTTTCTGTTATGGAATATCGCGGTAAAACGTCGTCGCTTATTTTTGTTGCGACTGTTTCACCGTAAAAAATCACTTTATCAATAGAAGATATTAACGGAAGATTTAAAACACCGTCAACACTTTCAAATGTTTGTGTAATTTTTGATTTTTCATTTATCTCATTATATACGTCGTTTTTACCTTTTTCGTATATGAGCGGGGTATTTTCATTTATGGTTTGTAATTTTTTTAACATAAATTAATCACGCCCCCACTTCGCATTTTAAACAATAAAATGTTACGTTGTTGTCAATATCAACGTCACTATACATAAATATCATTGGTACGTTTTCAACCTCGTTCATCATTAAATCATAGTCCAAACCTTCAACAAGTAAAATGCCGTTAACAAATACGTCCAGTATGTCGCCGTCTTCGTAATTCAATGACGCCGGTACATCAATGTACTGTGTTCCAGCTTCACGCGTTGTTATGTAGTTGGCAACGTTACGTGTAAGTTTGGTATTTACGTTTAGATCACCCGTTAAAGCTGCAAACCATTCATTGTATAATGTTTTTTGGTTCTGCTGCCACGTTGTCATTTGGTTAATCAGTTGTTCAAATTTATCGGCATACTGACGATACAATGTACTTGTGTTAACTTGTTCGATTAACCCGGTAACAACCCCGCATATACTTGTGTCGTATCGACTATCTGTAATGTTTGCGTTGGTTATAGTGGTTACATTTGGTCCAACGTAAATATATGCAAGTATAATTTCGTATTCTTCCAGTTCGTTTTGTTTTGGTGACGGCTTAACCGGTGTACTTGCCGGTGTTCCGGTTATAACTGCAAGATTAATTGTACGGTTTGTTGCATTCCAACGTAAACAAACGGCGTCATAACGTCCAAATAAATTGTGTGCAGTTCCCAGCGTCAACGGTTCAATTGCGTCACTTTTTACCCAGTGATTATTTACAATTGCTTTACCGGGATCAACGTTAAGTATTAACCCTGTACCGCTTGCACTGACTTTAAAATCACCGTCAACACCTTCGAAAATACCGTTGCGACTTATTAACCCTTCAAAAAATAAATTAAAACTTTCCGCGTTGTAAGTCCTGTCACCATTAACAGAATTAAAAAAACCATAAGTAAACATTTTATTCCTCCTGTTCGTCCGTCGCAAATGTTACGACTGTATTTTTACCGCTTTCGTCTTCGTTTTCAATAACTTCAATTATTCGCGGTGTCATTTCTTTACCGTATTCGTTTATCACTTGAACAATATCACCAAGAAAATAATCAACGTTAAACGTGTATGTGTAATTGGTTTCCATTTCACCGTCAAGTGTTTCAATTATTCCGGTTTCGGTTAATGCTTCGGTTCCTTGTTCCCACAATAAAGCGTTGTAATCTTCTTCCGTTATTTCTTCTTCCGTGTCACTTGACGTGTCGCGACTATCAACATATACTTCGTAACGTTGTAAATCACTTGGTGCATACGGGTTTATTTCGCCGTTAAAAAACGGTAAGTGTTCGTCGCACCATTCTTTTGTTGGTTCATTACCCACACCAAATGCAGCGGTTAAGTCAACGACAAAAACGTTGTCCCAGTATGTATACGCACCGTTTGTCGTTTCCCCAGCGTTCGCGTATATTGCAACACTCCACGGTTCTTTTTCCGTAATTGTGTTTTTAGCGTAATACGATAATTTAACATATTTGTTTTTACCAAAATCATCGTATGTCGTCATTAATTCGTCTTTAACTTCAGATAATAACCCTATACGTACGGCGTTATCCGTCGTACGTTTACAATAACCAGCGACATATATAATGTGGTCAAGTGGTAAATCAAAATAACTTGATTGAATATAACAATAGGTTCGTGAAGACATTTGGATTTTTACGGCGTTTGATCCGTTCAACCCTTCACCGTTTGCATTTGAAAACGTGTATACACTTGACCAATTAGTTAACCCATTTTCAAAATCACCATTTGAAATTAAATTTGTTACGCGTATATTTTCACCATTGATAACGTCCAAACGTTTACGGCTTTTTCCTTCACCTTCACCGGCCACCAATGCAACGTTTTTGTATTCAGACTGGTTATACGCATAATCAGTCTTTAACAAGTTTTCAAAATCGTTTGAAAATGTAACGTAATTGTTTTCCGTTTGGTTATAACTTCGGTCAACACCCTTGAAAAGAATAAAAACAAATTGTTTTTCATCTAAATCAAGTAAAATGTCGTAACCTAAACCGTATTTTTTACAAATATTTTCAACCGTTTCACCCAAATTTTTACCGGTGTATTGTGCTGACATTGTTTCATTTACACCAAGTTCAGCACCTAACACCAATTTGTTAATTTTGCGTTGTGTAATATATGGATTTATGGCGTTTTCGGTTATCAATTGTCGTACACACGCTTCAACGGTACCTTTAACGTTTGTTTGCGTCCATATAACCCGGCGGTTCAATATGCTTTTCAAACTTCTACCGGTTATAATTATATAATTACCGTTTTCAACGTCCGTTGTAATTTGTATTCCTTCAATAATCATACATTGCGTGAAGTCGTCGTCACGTGTGATATAATAATCCTTTTTTATAAGATTTAACGTTTCGGTTGTCGCTGGTATGTAAAATTCAAAATCACCGCTTGTATAATATCTTGTTGTCCAAATGACGCTTTGATAACCTTCAAGTGTTGAAACAAAGTTTAAATCGGTATCAAGTAAATAATACATAATCACATACCCCCGTAAATCGGCTGCAATATCAATTTCAATTGTAAATTCTCAATACCATATAACGCGGTGTAAGTGAAAACATTGTCACCGACAAGTAATGTAAACCATTTTGAACCACGTTCCATTTGGTTTAAAATATTTGTTTCAACACCTTCACGGATCAACGTCAATTTCTTTTCACCGGTACGGGTGTTAAGTCGTACAATATCCCCTTTTTGGAATTCGTGGTTAATTGTAAACTTTTCACCGGTACGTGAATTGTATACAGTCGGTTCAAGTGCCAGTTCAGACGCGTAAAATTCAAGTATAACGCCCGTTTCTTCGTCGCTTGTGTTCTGTACATTCAATTCAACAAACTTTGACGTGCTTGAAATTTCTGAACCTTCGGCACCGATTGAAAAAGGAAATTCAAATAATGAATTAATTGTTGAAAAATCAAATATTTTTTCGTCCATTGCTTTAAAATATGGATCAGTACAAATAATACTTACTTGTATTTCTTGTGACTGGGTGTACAAATCACCGTCAACGGTTTCAACATATCCGTCAATCCATACGTCACGGGTACCGTTTTTCAAATACAATTTAATATAATGTTTTGCACGAATATACGTGTACAAATTTATACGTGTTTTTTCAATATCACGACGGGGTTTGATGTATAACACAATATTTCGATTTTCGAAACGACTACTGTTATACGTTCCACCGTCTTTTGTTGCAATTGTACCCGTATTTATGGTTGCTGCCGGCGGTGTCAACCCTGTTACATTTATCAAATAATAATCGTCGTTATTTGATAAATTAAGTTTTTCGCCGTATGCGTTTTCAACTGTAAGTTGTAACAAGATTTACACCCCCTTCGCTAAATTCAATTGATTTTTAGTTTGTCTGTATAGTTCAAGTCTTGACAAAGCCTTTGGACTATTGTTTGTCTGATTGAAATTATAGTTATTCACAATTGATTTACCACCAGCACCGAAAACACCTTCGGCGTTAAGTTGTTGTTTTAAATCTTTCGCGGTCTTATGTATCCAACCGGCGTTGTTTTCAAGTGGCACCACGGCTTCGGCTCCGTCACCTTCAAGTAAACCGACTTGACCTTTTTCAAGTACGCCACCTTTGGCAAGCCTTGGAAATTTAAGCAAGTTAATTTTCGGAATGTTAACACCGGGAATTTTGTTAATAAGATTAATTGCACCATTGATTAATTTCAAGAACCCATTAACAACACCTTCTGCCATTGAAATTATACCGTTAATACCCTTTTTAACGGCCCCGCTTATTGCGTCACCGATTTTTGTACCAATTGCGGAAAAGGCGTTTTTGATCTTATCCCAAATGCCAGTAAAGAAAGAACCAACATTACTGAATATGTTTTTAACGTTTTCCCACGCTTGTGAAAATATATCTTTAAACCACGTGCCAACCTTGGAAAAAGCATTACAGATACTATCCCAAATACCGCCGAACCAATCGCCAACACCACTAAAGACATTTTTAATATTTTCCCAGCCTTGATTAAACATATCTTTAAACCACGTACCGACTGCGGAAAAAGCATTACAGATACTATCCCAAATACCGCCAAAGAAGTCACCCACACTGGCGAACGCGTTTTTAATTGCTTCCCAAGCACCGCCGAAAATGTTACCGAACCATTCGCCCACGTTACCAAATACATTTTTTAACCCGTCCCAAATGCCGGATAACACGGCGGGTACCGCTTGAATTAAAGACATAAATATTTGTGGTAACGCTTTTACGATACCAATAACGACTTGTATAAGTCCCATTATAATAGCGGGTAAATTGTTCAAAATTGCCTGTATTAAAAGTGAAATTACCGTCGGTAACGCGTCAATTAACGCTTGAATTATTTTGGGAATTGCCTGTACAATACCTAAAACCAATTGAATAATACCTTGAATTAACGCCGGTAAATTATCAACAATTGCTTGCACGATTGAAATTATAATGCCCGGTAATGCGTCAATAATTGGTTGAATGATTGACGCAAAATTTTTGCATAGTGTAACAATCATTTCAACAATACCGTTAATAATTGCCGGGATCAACGTCGGTAATGCGTCCACAATGGCTTTTATAACATCGGGTAACATTTCCACAATTTTTTTAAATGCCGTCACTATATTGTCAATCATACCGGGGATTGCTTGTACAATTGCAGTAATTAAACCCGGTAATGCTTCAACAATTCCCTCAATTAAAGATGTGATAATTTCGGTACCAGTGCTCAAAATGTTCGGTAATGCAGACGTTATTTGTGAAATTAAACCGTTAAAAACAGATTGTACGCCGTTTTTTAACTGTTCCGCTCCACCTTCCGTGTCGTTCATTAACCCTTTTATACCTTCGCCAATTTGCTGAAAACCGGGTAATACTGTTTTCAATAGTCCGGTAATAGCTTCTGCAAACGTTGTAATAATTGGCATAACAACTTGACCAAATTCGGCCATTATATTACTTAAACTTGCGGTTGCTTCTTGATTTTCTATCAAGTCCCCGTTGACTTCTTTGTATTTTGCTGCACTGTCCGAATACGTACTGTTAAGGGTGTCCATAATAAGTTTTTGACGTTCCTGTTCTGATGAACACGCGTCCAACTTCGACTGGAATTCTTCTTCGGAAATTCCCGCCCAGTTCAATGCGTCAGCAAGTGCACCCGTTATCTGTCCGGTTTTCTGTGTTTCGTTGGCTGCTTCCGTCAAACTTTCAATCGGTAAAGCTGCCCCAAATTCAGCGTAAACACCAGTTGCAATGTTGGTCCACGTTGTAAGGTCCTTTTCACTGTCAACCATTTTACCCAAAAACGCCACGGCTTCCGTTGCTTGCCCTTCATCACCAAGTACGCCGTAAAAATCTTGATATGTCTGTTTTGCGGTTTCGGCACTAAACCCGTTGCTTGCAAACGCGGTTTCAAGTTTACCCATTTGGGTGATTGTTTCGCGACTTTCTGAAACAAGACTACCTAACCCACTAACAAGACTTTTTACACCGTCGGCAATAAGTGACGCCATTGTGCCTTTTAAAACTGTAAAACCGTCGCCAAGACTTTTACTGTCTTTTTCCGCTTCTTTACTTGCGTCCGACACGTCGTCAAGTCCGCGTTCAACGTTGTCAAGTTCTGATTTATACTGATTTAAACTTCTTTCGGTCTTATTAATTGTCGCTTGCTGGTTTGCAATTTTTATACGTAATTCGTCCGCTGCTTTGGAATTTGATCCGTATTCCTTTTCCGTTGCTGCAAGTTGTTTTTCAAGACTATCAAGTTTTTTTGTTTCAGCACTTAACACGGTGTCAAGTTGTTTTATTTTTGCACTTAAACCGTCCGCACTGCTTCCCCAATCTTCCATACCGCTTGACGCTGCTTTAAATTCAGCGTTTGCAAGTCGTATTTGACGGTTTGCGTCTTGTATACCTTTTTGCAATTGTGATATGTCAACTTTAAATGACGTTGTATGTTCATTATTCGGCATAATTTACACCCCCTTGTTCAACATTTCACATAAAATTTATAAATTAAAACCAATTGTCACCGGCTTTACGTCTTATGACACGTACACCGTTTTGTGTCGTATTGGTTTTATTTCCATTGTTATTTTTCAAACTGTGTTTGTTGTATCTATTAATCAATAAAAATACTTCCCGTGCCTTTTCACGTCGTAATGTTAACGGCGTCAATGCCGGAAAAATTTTACACAAACTCATTTGAATATCAAATAAAGTTTCGTATATGGGTGTGTCGTCCGGCACACCCTCATTTAGTTTTTTTCCGTTTTAACCAAACTCAAACTTTCAATGATTGACTTGAAAATTTGTACAAATGTCGGTATAAGTTCTTTAACTTTTATTCTTGTCATTTCTTCATCGGTCAAACCGGGGAAAACATCTTTAATAAATGGTTTTAATACACTGTAAGATTTTACAACCATTGTTGCAATTTCAACGTCGTTATTCATTTTGTCAAAGTCAATAATTGCCATAATGTCTTCAACTGTACCCAACATTAAATCGTAACTTTCGGCACTGTATGTTTTTTCGATTTCGTTTTTATTGTCCTTTTTATAAATATTCAATGTCATTGTTGCCATAATGTAACCACCTTTTTATTTATATATTTTTTGAATAAAGGGGACTAAACGCCCCCTTTAAATTATGAATTTGCTGCTTCTGTAATTGTGTCCGGTGTCTGTACTGTCGCAAAAAATGCAGTTTCCTCAATCGGGGATTTACTTTTCAAAACATTTACCGCCTTTTCACCTTTACCACGAACATTAAATTTGTGTGTTGTCTGTATGCCGGTGTATGTTAGTTCCTGTCCGTTTGCGTCTGTGCCGTCGTTCTTTGTTCCGTGTGTGTTTGACGGAATACCGAATTTACCTTTTAGACGCCATACAAAAACTTCTTCGCCGGTTGTATCTTCTGTAACGTAACCAAGTGCAAAATATTTGCTTTCGCCTTCACCTTCAATGAACATACCGGTTGTTTCGTCAAAAAACTGTCCTGTTACTTTTGCAACCACATCAAACGGAACGGCTGAACCGCTAATTGTTACGGTGTCCGCACCAGTTGCGTCAACAACGATTGCCGGCTGGTTATCGTAATAATGTGTTTCGCTTGAACTTTCAGTTTCTTTTGATAATTCACTTACCCAAATAAGGCTGAACGGTGTACCCGTTTCAAATACCTCCGCGTCGTCTTTTGTGATTTCCGCTGCCACAACGTCACGTATACCGCGGTATTCGATACATTTAA